ATCTCCGGGTGTTCATGTTCGTAAGGCTGAAATCGACCAAATCCGTGAGGATATTGGAAATATGGACGCAGGCCAGCGACTACGCTTTGGGCTTGCGGCTATGACAAGGGATAGAAGATAACAATGGAAATTCGCAAGGCTCTTGACCTAGCGTCGAGTGCTGCCGCTTATCTCATCCCCGAGCTTGTCGATGGTGCTATTCGTGACTTCGCTAGCAAGGTTCCGACCTTGTATAACGCGGTTAACAAGCAGTCATGGGCAACGAACACGTATTTCATCCGTAAGAAGCTGACGCTTCCGGGTGCATCTTGGAGCACAGACGGTGGACCTCTACCGGCTGCAACCAACAGCACCTATGGTCGTCTGTCAAAGACGATGAAGTACCTGTACACTCGTGGTGATGTAACCGGACCTATGATTGAGGCTGCTGGCTCTTACTTTGACGCTCTTGGTAGCGACATCGAAGACCACGGGCAGGCTATGGTCGAGCGACTGTCAACGGACATAGCGACGGCCAACGGTGGGTCTAATGACCTTACTGGACTACTTTATCAAATCACTGACGACTCAAGTATCTACACTGCCGCTGGTGGTGCTGGTGCTGTAGTCGATGGTGGCGCTGCACCGCTTACGCTTAATATGCTGGACAGGGCTATCGACGCCGCTGCTAGCGTTGGGCTAGGTGGTTCACCGGGAATGTTGGTAACGACCCGTCCCGTCATGCGACATATCAACTCTCTGCTACAGGCGCAACAGCGCTTCGCTAACGAGACTGAGATTGCCGCTGGCTTCCGTGTCTTTACTTACGATGGTCTACCTATCATAGTAGATAATCACTGGCAGGACAACGCAAAGATTCTCGTGTTTGACCCCAACCGCGCTACGTTGCTAGTCCACAAGGACTTCACGTACGAGGAACTGGCAAAGACTCGCGACTCTGTTGACTACATGATTAAGTGGTACGGTGGCTTCAAGTTGGAAGGCGCGGCTTCGCTTCTTCGTAACTTCACGCTAACGGCTGGCATTTAAGCCGTATGGTGGGATAGCGGCTCTCTATAGGGTCGTTATCCCATCTTTCAAATCAGGAGAAACAAATGGCAGTTAATGACAACCGCCCATACTCGACTGCTCAGAAAGAGTTGTTCGAGCTACAGGCAACCAAGAATCATGAAAGATATGTCCGCGCTGATGTTACAGGCGCAGCCCGTGACGATGGCGGTGTCATAGACGACCATGATGCTCGCGTAGCCAAAGCTAACGCTACTCACACAGTCAAGCAAAATTCTGAATTGACTACAGTCAATCAGGTCGCTGGCGTTAATGGAACCCCTGTCTATACGGGTGGTAACATCGTAAATGTTGCAACTAATCGTGCTGGCATTGATGCGTTTCCTGAAGATACTCAGGCAGTCGAAGACCTAGAGCATGAAGTTCTAGTTAAGAACGCCTTGAACGCAGATGCTATCTTTACTACGGGTGGCCCTATGGGTGACTATACCGGCGTAGGCTCACTGTCTGATGGCGTTGATGGGCTTTGGCTAGCAGAAGCATCTAAGCAGACAGGTTCTAAGTTCTTCTAAGATGAGTAACGTCCGCCTTCGCCATTCACAATTCAAGGACACTAATGCCTTCGTATTCTTCTATGACGGCCAGCTTCGTGCCAAAGATGGCGTGCTAGAGGTTCCTGCTGATAAGGAGCCTTGGGTAAAACGTGCATGGATGGTGCTAGGATATAACCAGAAAGAAGACGGCACCCCTCTTCCAAAGTGGTCTGATGTTCAGGCTTACATGAATGAAAACGCCAAGAGCGTAAAGGAGACACCCATTGAAGGTGCTGATGCTGAGCGACAGCCCGACTCTACAGACAGGGTTCGGGAGAGCGAACAAGAAGACGAAGGAAGCGTTCCTGTCGAGCGGCCACGAAGTCGCAGCCGTAGCAGGGTTAGTGCAGAAAGAGAAGATTCCGAGTAATTCGGATATCAAACTCTACCCTGTTCCCGTTGGCGACCCAATGGGCATATCCGTTGTTCACGAAGCAATAGAGGACTTTCGTCCTGATGTTCTGTTTTGTCATAACGAACCGGGTGGTCTTATGGCCTACTCTATGGGCATCCCCGCTGAATACCTTAATCGACTCTTGTCGTGTATGCCCATCGAGGGCGAACCGATAGCCAAGGCTGAGCATCGCAGCATTCTGTCACAAACAGAATTCTTCACCGTGTCGAGGTTTGGAGTCGAAGTAGTCAGGAAAAGCATACGTAAGAATGTGGAATTCGCCTATGAGGGCGTTGACCACGAAGTGTTCAGGCCGGATAAGGCTATGCGCGATGCCGTTCGAAAGAGCATGAAACTAGAAGAAAGATTCGTTATCAACGTCACCGCTACTAACGTGCGACGCAAGCAATTGCCTCGCCTTCTAGAGGCAGTCGCGCACCTAAGGTTCCAATTCAAGCAAGAGGATATAGTCCTTTATGTCCACGCTGTTCCATTTATGAGCCACTGGCTAGAGGGCTGGAACCTGCCCGAGATAGCGGCACTGTATGGCATCTCTGATTTAGTCAGGTACCACCCGCTTCTTCAAGAGTCGGGTGATTACGTACAGGAAAAAACAGACGACCCGGAGAACCCCGGACTTGTGGAAATGTATAACGCTTCTGACTTGTTCGTCCTTCCCTCTCAGGTAGAGGGTTTCGGCCTACCAATCGCAGAGGCGATGTCCTGCGGGCTGCCGGTGCTTGTAACGAAGTATGGCGCGGGGTGGGAGGTTGCATCACCCGCTGGACACGGCATCCCGGTCCATGACTGGGAAATCTCCCGCAACGGAGCACGTTATGCCAATGTCTCGCCCTTTGAATTAGCGAAAGCCATACTTAGACTCAAGCGCGACCCTAAGGGCCGTCAGCGTATGTCTGAGTCGGGTTTGAGGCGGTCTGAGGACTTCACTTGGGAGCCTTTCCAGAAACTTAACGTCAGTCTAGCAGAGGCAATGCATGGCAACGAAGCAAGGCGTCATTCCCCGGAAGAGACGCATCAGGACGAAGAACGCTCGCAAGAAGAAGAAGTCGATATTCAGCAGGTTCAAACTTAGAAGTGCCCAGCGAGCAGCAGTTGTCGGTGTTCGCGGCAAAGCAGCGATACTTGCCCTTCAGCGAAGACGTACTAGCCTTAACCGTAAGCGCAAGAAGGCTCAGCCGCTTTGGAGGACCAGATGGGGATAAAAAGGCTAGGTCGGGCGACTGACCCATGTAAAGATTGTCACGTTGCCGCTAGGCAAGTCTCACCCATCGGCAAGGTGTATGCGTACTGCACCGATTGTAAGAACGCAAGAGGCCGACAACGTGACTATCAAGCATACGACCAAAGAAGGAAACCATATCTAATGCAATGGAAGAGAAACAAGCATGACAGTCTTAGGAGAGCGGCTATATCACTCGTAGGCGGTAGGTGTGTTGTTTGCTTCGAAGACGATATAGACGTTCTAGAGATAGACCACAAGAACGGGCGAAAGGGCGACCCTTACACGGCAGGTAGTGGTACGTTTCTTGCTGCAATCATCAGTGGCAAAAGAGGCGTGGACGACCTACAGGTGCTATGCGCTAACGACCATGTTCGCATCACTCGCATGAGAAAGCGAGGCATCTCTGATGTATTTTCAGGCTCAAGGTACTAGGAGATTAGTGTGGGCTTTATAACTGTTGAATACCTTAAGGCCCTGCCTCTGCCTATCAGCAACGCGCAATGGGCTAAGGTCACAGACGCCCAGATACAGATTAAGATAGACGAGGCCACTCAATATGTCAAGGACTATCTCGACCGCGAGATAGAACTTAAGACGTTTACGGAACGTCTACGAGGTTCTGGGCGCTCTACTTTGATGCTGAACGAAAGACCCCTTGTCTCTCTAGTCAGCATCGTGGCTCGCGACATGAGTGAGAATGCCTATGGGTCTAATATATCAGATTTCTTGATTGATGCTGGTGCTGGCATAATCGAATTCATGGACAGGAACCGATATAACTTCTCCAATCGTATGATGTGGGTAGTGACTTACACCGCTGGATATGCAGTCGTTCCCGGCCCTCTTAAGGCCGCGACAGCATTGCAGGTCGTTGAGATGCTACAGCCATTGTTCAGGCAGTCTAGCACTGGCATGCCCGCAGAGTTCATGTCTGAGACTAGTGAGCAATTCGTAGACTTGACAGAGAAGTATCGCCGCAAGAGGATTTCTTAGATGCCTAGCAGCAATAACGCCTTACTCCAAATCATGTGGCGTGGGATAGACCCTAAGATTAGGGCTATCACGGGCCTAGGCTCCAAGCTAGATAACATAGACATGGCTCCTGCTGTACGTGGTGTAGGCGAGGGCATGCAGAGATATTGGAACGGCGGCGGGTCTGGCTGGCGTAAGCTGTCGAATATGACTAGAGAAGCTCGTAGCGAGAGGGGATACAACCCTACTCATCCGATTCTTCGACAGAGTGGCAATCTTTACAAAGCCGCTGTAGAAGGCCCTATGTCTGTTCGCGATGGCGTACGTTCTGCAAGAGTAGTCGGTCCAGCGTCTCCGTATTCTCGCGGTGGCGGCTCGACATATTTCTCTGCCTATATGTGGCCCGGACGGGCGACTATGCATATCAGCGGTGATAAGGTGGCTAACCATTTTGGTGGAGTCACTCCTGAGGGATTCATCATTCCGCCCAGACCATTCTGGGGACTGAATGCAGACATGATGGATAGGGCGGCAAACGAACTATCTGACTCACTAAAAGACACCGTAGATAAAGTGGACGACCTATAATGGAACAAGTCCTCGATAAGATTAAGGCAGAGATAGAGTTGATGCGTTATGCTCCATCAGGAGATGGTGGCATAGCAGACATCATCTCGACTAATGCGGAGACAAAATGGGGCGACCCCGGATGGGTGCTCTTTGACGAGTATCCGTTCATCATCGTAGAGCCAGTGCGTGACGCACCGAAAGACGAAACCATAGGTCGGTCAGGATTCGATGTACGACTTCTGACTGTACAGGTTTCCATATTGGTGCTAGCGGCTGATTACTTTGATGCTACGGTAAGTGAATCACCCGGCGACAGGGTGTTAGTACGCTCCGCGATGAAAGCACAGCGTTGGCTTCGTCGTCTTGGAAATAGAAAACTAGATGACCTAGAAGGTGTTAGGACTGTCGTCGTATCTGATACCAACTATGTCCCACAAGAGCGCGGGATAACCCCTGAAGGGTTTGTAAAAAGTGCTCTCATTACGTTGGTAGTCGAAAGAAAGTACCAACACGAACCGTAAGGTGGAGTAACATATGGCTCTTGGAGCGCTTGGCTACGTGGGTTACGCTGTAGAAACTACAGAAGGTACCCCCGTCCCGCCTACTACATTTCTCCCTGTGTCGTCTTTCAGTTTCGATAACACGAACGACTACATAATCCCTGACCAATTGAGAGGACATCGCGACAGAAGCGTCGCTCGTCCTGCTCCCTTCGCTACTTCTGGCTCGATGGATATGGAGCTTGTGCCTGACGGCATAGGGCCACTTCTTCGTTCCGCACTTGCCGCTGGCAGTGGAGTAGTAACTACAGCATCAGCAGGAGTCTACACGCACGTATTCACTCCGGGTAACACGACCCCGACATTTACGTTCGAGGCAAGTCTTGCTGACATCCTTATCCAGCGCTATGGTGGCATCCGTGTCAACACGCTGGAAATCGGTGCTACATTCGGTGAAATCGTTACTGGCTCTTGGGGCTTGGACGGTACCACTCGTAGCACTACCGGCACACTAGCAAATGAAACCTATACCAACATCGGGGATGCCTTCCACTTCGACGGTGCCCTTATCAATAAGGGTACTGTAGGCACGGTCGCGGCTACCTCGCTAGCAAGCGTCAAGATGTTCTCGTTCTCTGTCGGAAATAACATCGACAGGGTGGGAACGCTTCGTCGCACTAGGAACTGGCGCAGAACGCGCCTTGGTATGCGAGACGTTGGCCTTAGCATGACTTTGGACTTCGATTCCGCTGACCAGTATAACGAATTCCTGAATGAGACTGAGTTTAGCATCCAGCTAGACCTAGAGGCAGGATTCGTAGTTGGCACTTCAGGTGCTCGTGATAAGTTGACCATAGATATCCCTCGCGTTAGATGGAATAGCCTTGGCGTTCCCCTTAGCGCAGGAGACATGCTTGAAGAATCAGCCGAGTGCCTGATTCTACGACCTACTAATGGCGACCCAATCATGACAGTCACACTTGTCAATGGTGAGGCCACCATTCCGGGCGCAGTAGCCTAATAATCGGGGAAGTGCTAATAGTGCTGCAATTAGCAGTTCGTTAGCACTTCACCCTACATTTCCGAGAGGATGAGAAAAACAACATGGGTATTCGTTTAGCGTCCACTGAAACCAAGAAACTCGCAATAGATGATGATACGATAGATGTCCGTACAGACCTCTCGAAGAAAGACTTCAACCGCTTGCTGCGAATGATGCCGCAAGATGTGGATTCCGAAAAGGGATTCACTCCGGGTCAGGCTTCTGAGTTCACAGCGGCATTGTTCGATACCATCGTTACGGGTTGGAGTATCAGTGAGCCAGCAACGGTCGATACTTATTTGGCCTTAGCATATGAATCAGCCGCAGCAATCGACACACTGTTAGTCGAACACTTCAATTCTCTGACGCCTTCCGGCAAGGAGAGTTCGAAAAGCAAAACTCCTAGTAAGTAATATCTCTAAGGGCGCTTCGTCTCGTATGATAGAAAAGCAGATGAGCGAAGACCCGGAGATTGCAGATGCCTACGTTCTCTATAGAGAGTGTAGGGGTCAGCAGATTTTCTCTATGGAAAAAGCCAAGAAGGGCGGAAAGGGTTCCGTCATTCAGGTAGTCATCTGGCCGACAGGATATATCCTTCTGCCTGATGAAGGTCCATTGCTAGCACAAAGCCATCGCTTGATGTCGTTCTTTGATATATTTCTAAACGAAGAGCGTTCTAACGCAATGGAATCTCTCAACAAATAATAGGAGGCCCATGTCAAATCTGCCTACGATTTCCATAATGGATATTGTGGGTGTCTTTGACGTGGGCCTTTTTCGTGTGTCTAAGGTAGTCTGTGGCTCTTAACAACCAAGCAACAATCAACCTAGCGGTTAACATAAAGAACAAGAGTCAAGTCGATGCGCTCGCAAAAGCCTTTACGGGCTTGCGCTCCGTTTTGATGACCCTGCAAAGGGGTACTCAGGGCGTGTCTGGATTCGATGATGAATTCAAGAAGGCTGCCGCTGCTGCTGAAAAATTGGAGCAGGGTGTCAAGGGAGTGTCCTCCCAGACAAAGGTCTTAACGACTGTCCAGCAATCCATGAAGACTGCTATGGCTTCTGCGGCTGCGCTAGGTGTCAAGGTTACGCGGGGCCAGATTACCGCGCAGAAGGCCCTAGAGGTTGCCCTTAAGAGGGTCAAGTCTGCTCAAAGCCCAGCAGAGGCGAGGGTCTGGCAGAGCGCAGTAGACAGGCTGACTAGGAGCATCAAGGCCCGTACTGATGCTGAGCTTAAGGCTGCCGCCGCCATGAAGAAGACTAATGAAAAGGCAGAGGCCGCTGATATTGCCCGCCTTGCTAGGGATACAGACCGAGCAGCCAAGTCTAAGCTTGCCCTCGCCACAGCCGAGGCGAAGGTTGCTGCGGCGATGAAAAGGTCGGACGAAAAGACCGAGGCTGCTAACATTTCCCGCCTTGCCCGAGAGACTGACCGTGCGGCGAGGTCTAAGCTGCAATTAGCGACGGCGAACATTCGCGCCAATGCGTCAATCAAGACAGCTACTATACGCGCTGCCGCTGGTGAAACTGCCCGTCTTGCTAGGGAGACAGACAGAGCTAGAGTCGCTGCTGAGAGGTCACGAGGCGCGTGGGCTAAGAATCAGGCTGAAATAACAAAGGCTTCTACTGCTATAGGTCGAGCCGCCGCCCAGATGTCTAAAGCGGAGAAGCAGATGGATGCTATCTTCCGTGCTGGCTTCCGTATGCAGATGGCTGGTCGTGAGTTGCAGAACTTCGCGAGAATGGTATTCATGGCTGGCAATGCCATGATGAGCGAGTTCGGTGAATTCGAGTTCATGATGCATCGCGCTGCCGGTGCGCTGGAAATCTTCAACAAGGAGGCATCTGCCACGGGCATAGGCACCCGTGAATTACAGACTGGCATACTGGACTTGTCTGTTACCATGAAACTATTCCCTGCTCAGGAAATCGCAGAGGCTCTTTACTATTGGGGTTCTGCTTCTGGTGAAGTCGTTAAGACTACGCAAGACCTGTATAAGAACCTAGCAGCCCTTGAGCCCATGATGAAGGCTGCGGCCATGACCGGCACAGACTACCAGACTACCATCAAGGGCGTCTATTCTATCATTTCCCAGTATTACAATGGCGCCATCAGCATGGCTGAGACTGTCACCAAGCAATTGTTCTACATCACACAGAAGACCGCTGTCGAGTTCACCGACCTGATTAACTCATTCAAGATGGTCGGCCCTATCGCCGCTGCAAACAATGTATCATTCCAAGAGATGGTCGTATTGTTTGGACGCCTTTCTGACCTTGGTATACGGGGCACTATGGCCGGGCGAGCCTTCCGACAGATATTTATCCAGCTAATCAAGCCGTCTGTTATAGCCAAGAAGAAAATCGATGAGTTGTTCAATTCTATCGCACAAGGCACGGGCGAGATGCATCGGGATGCTCGCGAAGCCTTCGGCGGCAAGAGTTGGACGGAGTTGATGTTCCCGAAGGGTGAATTCGTGGGTACGGAGAAGTATCTCGGCAATCTTGCCCTTGCCGTCAAAGACCTGACGCAGCAGGAGAGAAATGCCTTCCTAGCGCGCATCTCCACGGCTAACTCATTGCCTATCCTAACGGCCTTGATTGCCGACCAGATAAGGACAATCAATGGTGTCGCTACTGCATCTAGCAAGAGCATTGACCTAGCGGGTGAGGCTGACAGGTACTGGGCCTCGAACTGGAAGCTCCTAGAGGGTAGCTACAAGGCTACCATTGGGCAGTTGACTAGGATATGGCAAGCCCTTCGACTAGAGATAGCGTCTACTATCGCC